CGCCGAGGTCGAGATCAGCAACGCGGCGTTGGGATAGTTCCTGTAGAGCTGGCGGAGCGCCGGGATCAGGCCCTTCAGGTTCAGGAGCGGCTCGCCCATGGACATGAACATGATCTGGAGACGCTTCATCTCCGAAGCGCGGATGCCGGTCTGCTCGATGGAGTGGCCGACCTGGTCGACGATCTCCTCGGTGGACAGCGATCTGACGAAGTTGTCGCCGGCACCGCAGAAGCGGCAGCCGACCGGGCAGCCCGATTGCGTCGAGCAGCAGATCACGGTGCGCGTGGCATAGTCGGGGTACTTGTAGAGCACCGACTCCGCGACTGCGGTGGCGCTGCTGAACACGAACTTCGCAACGTTCTGAGCAGCATCGTCGATGCGCCTCACGTTGGTCCAGGTCTGTCTCATGTGTAAAATTCCTTGAAAGCGATACCGTCCGCCGGAACGATGCCGGGGGTTTTCTTCAGGCCGGTCAGGATGAAACCGATCGTCCTGGTGCGAATGTCGTAGGAGACCTGCCGATCCCGCGTGCGGGGGCTGGTCGGCCGGTAGATCTTGTGGACCAGCTCGGAGTCGCCGCCGCGAGCGAGGGCGATTGCAGCCTTGCTCAGGCGCTCCGGGATGCGGGCAGAGTTGAGGAAGCGCATCCAGGCGAGGACGCCGAGAGCGCGATCAACGTCGTTCCGCTGCGGCGAGGTCTTGGCCTTGCCGTCGAATGGCTTCATGGCGCAGAGCAGCCTGATCTTCTCGATCTCGACCATCTCGGCACGCGACATGCCGACCATGTTCCAGCCGCCAGATCTCTGACCGGACGTAAGCCATCGCCGCTCAGTGTCCGGCGTCTTGTCGATGACCTCGACGGCCTCGATGAGAAGTTGCCAGATCACGTCGGAATGACGCGCTTGATCACCCTTCAGCGCCACAGCCAGCTCGCCACCATGGGCGAGCCAGCCGAGCGTGTTCGTGCGATCCTCAAGCAGGGACGAAGTTGTCATTCCTGATATCCGAGCCCGTGGTTTTGCTGCCGGAGACCCGGCGGCGGGTTGCGCGGTATTCGAAGAGGTTCGCGCCGATGCGGAGCTGCGTCAGATGAAGCAGGCCCTGCTTCGAGTCCTTGAAGGCTCGATCGGCAACGAAGTGGAGAGCGCTGATGCGAGCGCGCTCGGTTGAGCGGAGGACGTCATCAGCCGAGACCACCACCTGACGGTCGTACTGGAGGTCGCCCTGCCAGTAGACGAGGACGTCGCCATCGGCGGCGCCCTTCATCCAGTCGTAGTATTCAGCCAACGCGCCCGGACCGATTTCCAGGACGGTTCTCGTCATTGCGCCACCAGCTCCGTCAGCAGAGCTGCGTGGATCTCGACGACCGTCGTCAGGCCCTCGATGATGCGACCGAGCTGAGCGACAGCCTCGATCTTGTCATCCTGGGACATCTCGATCGGATCGAAGTCGAAGTCCGGCTCGAACACGACTTCCAGCTCGTCCTCGTCCTCGTCGTCCTCGTCGGCGGGGTCGGTCTCGTCGCCGCTGTCGCGGGCGAGGCCGGGATCGAACTGCGCGGTCAGGAAGTCGGGGAAGCCCGAGCCTTCACCGAGGCACAAGCCGGGCGGGCAGTCGCACAGCTCAGGCTTCTCGCCGAAGGCACCGAGCAGGGTCAGGAAGCTGAGCAGCTCCGGGGACCAGCCAGCCTTGGCCAGGGCGTCCGCGCTGATGTCTTCCGGGTTGAAGGCTTTCATTCGTACTCCGTTTGCAATCGTGCAAATCATTGGATGTGAAAAAGGGGCGCCCTGGCACGCACAACCAAAACAGGGCGCCCCTCGATATTCCCCGCTCAACGGGGAAGCTCAGATCAGTCCGAACCGCATCCGGTCCAGGGTCGACAGCCGTTCATCAAAACGGAATGTCGTCGTCCATGTCGTTGTTGCGACCCGAGGAGGCGGTGTTGCCGCCGCGGCTGCCACGGTCGTCACGGCCACGGTCGTTGTCGCGGTCGTTGCCACGGCTGCCACCACGGCTGCTGCCACGGTCATCGCTGCCACGGTCGTCATCGCGAGAGTTTCCACGGCTCGACGACGAGCCACGGCTGCCGCGCTCATCCTTGCCGCCGCGGTCGTCGCGGTCACGGCTGTTGCCGCTGCTGCGGGAGCTGCCGCCACGATCGTCACGGTCGCCGCCGCTCTTGTTGTCGTTGTCGAACGACAGCTTCATCAGCGCATCGATCGGGGCGAAGGCGGGGATGACGATCTCGGTCGAGTAGCGATCCTTGCCGTCCTGATCTTCCCATTTGCGGGTCTGGATCTTGCCTTCGAGGCGGACGAGGTCACCCTTCTTCAGGTACTTCTCGACGAACTCGATCGTCTTCTCGTTCCAGACGACGATGTTGTGCCACTCGGTCTTCTCCTGCTTTTCGCCGGAGCGCTTGTCCTTCCAGCTCTCGCTGGTGGCGACGCTGAAGTTGGCGACGGAAGAACCGTTCGAGAGGTTCTTCACCTCGGGGTCCTTGCCGAGGCGGCCGATCAGCTCAACCTTGTTCAAACTTGATGCCATTGGTCTCTCCTTCTGTGGTTTGCATTAGCAGTTCGTTTGCATTCAAGCAAGCGTTATTTCAAAAAAGTGGCTTCACGAACAGTCCGGTGGTCTCGTTGAACGACATGATCGCCGAACCGGTGTTGCCGGCGATACGCTTGAGACGCACCTTCGGGATCATGATCTTGCGCGAGTTCGGATCCTCAGCGTCGTCCGCGTGGACGATGATGCCGAGGTCCGGCTTGTTCGCCCAGTGAGCGGAGTCCGAGATGCTGTACAGGCCGGGGATTGCTCCCGGGTCCAGCTTGGTGGGGTGAGCCACCACGATGACGCAGACACCGAACTGCTTGGCGAACCTCTTCAGCTGCTTGATCGCCTTCCCGACATACTCGGTCAGCGACATCGCCCCGGGCCGGTTGTGCTCAAGCTCGTTCCACGGATCGATGATCAGGCACTTGACGCCATCGCGGAACACCGCGGCGGCTGCCGTGTCGATCAGGAACTTCACGTCGATCTCGAAGTCCTTGCTGTCGTCGTAGTCGATGAACTGGAAGTAGCGCTCGACGAAGGCCTCCGCTTTCTTCTTCTCCTCGAACGACCATGCCTTGCGCTCCTTGTCGAGGAACGCGGTCATCAGCTCGTGTGCCAGGAACGGCTTGACGTCCTTCTCACCCGAGAAGATGGCGATCGGCCATTTGTGCTTCTTCGCCAGCAGCACCGCGACCTGGTTGATCAGGGTCGACTTGCCGACGTTGGGCGTACCGGTGCAGACGACGAACTGGCCGCCGTAGAACTTCATCAGCGTGTCCAACTCCTCGGACAGGCCGATTTCGCACATGGTCGGGATGTCCAGCTCCGGATAGTCGGAGAGACGGAACAGGCCCTTGACCGGCCATGGCTTCACGTTGTCGAGCATCTCCTGGACGCGCTCGGCGCCGAGATACTTCTTGACCTCGTTCAGATCCTTGCACGATCTGAACTCGCCCTTGTTCTTCTTGTCGGGAACGACCTGGTCATCCGGGAACGTGACCCAGAAGCACTTGGCTGCACCGAGACGTCTGACCAATTCCTTGGCGAGGCGCTGGCCGGGCTCGTCGGCGTCGGTGCAGATGATGTGGTGCTTGACCTCCATCAGCTCGTTCATCAGCCGGCCCATGAAGGCGAACTTGTCGTCGTCCTCGGGATCGATATCTCGATCGTCATCCGGCACGTTGATCAGCTTGCCCTTGGCGTCGCGAGCCGGCGGCGCGCCATCGGGGACCGAGACGATCGTGTCGTAGCCGCATTCCTTACCGGCTTGGACGTCGAACTCGCCCTCGACCCAGATCAGCGACTCCGCCCCGCAGGCGAGGGCGTCCATCAGACGCTTGTCGAACAGAACGTCCGCGTTGTAGAGCGTCTTGACCGCGTCCTTGCGCTGCATGAAGCGGCGCTGCCCGTCCTGCGACCACCGGTATTTGGTGTTCACCTCGACGCCGTGCTCGAAGTACGGGAAGCAGAGGATGTTGCCGTTCAGGTCAGCTTCGATTGACCCATCGCGCAAGCGACGCCCGCTGTAGTGCCCCATAGCCGCCGACATTTCGACGCTCAGGCCGCGATCCTCGATCCCCCGTGCGTGCTTCTCGTTTAGCATTTTCTGAACCTACCCATGAGCAATTCTTGCAGTTCCATACGACTCCGCTGGCGTCGATCTTGACGCTCAGGCAGCGGATCTTTTTGTGAGCGCCCTTCCGTTTGTGAGAACACTGCGGACAGAGCGCGTACTGGTTTCCGAATTTGACGGACCGAAGCTTGATCCCCTCCTCGGACAGAACCTTCTCGATATCCACACTGGCCATGGTCAGATCGCCGTCATGCGCTTGCCATTGACACCAGCCCAGGCGTTCCCCGGAGCCTTCGGTGCCGGCGGTCGCTCGGTCTCCCACCTGGCGTTGTTGAGCCAGACGGAAGCTGCAGCGATGAACCGCTCGTTCTTGCGATCCTGTTGGACGTCGGCATTCATCCGGGCGGCGTAGTAGGTGAGGCCGGCCATGATGTCGGTGAACTCGACCTCGTCGTCGCGCTCGATCTTCTCCAGCTTGGCGTAGGCTGCCTTGCGGCTGTCTCCCGGCTTCTTCGGGTACAGCTTCCAGAACTGCTGCCGATAATCTTCCGGCCAGGCTTTCGTCGAGCGCGGCTTCGTGGTTCTAGCTTTAGGTTTAGGTGATGGTTCTAAGTGATGGTTTATGGTGTCATCCTGGTTGACACCCGCCTGTCGCTTCGGTTGACGAGCGGTGTCTACCGAGGAGTCACCCCTGTCATCCTCGTTGACACCCTCCGTGTCGCCCTCGTTGACACCCTCGTCGTCTTCCTCCGCCGGCACGGGGCCGTCGTAGAGGTTGAGGATGTCCATGTGCATCGTGTACTCGGATGACCGGGTGCCGCCATCGGGCCGGACGCGAGACTCAGCCGAGAGGAGACCGATCTCCTCCATC